ATGTATTCTGTTTTGTTCTCCTAAATGCTCTTCTTTCTCATTTGTAGCTACATTACCTGATCCAATAGCACTCTCAAATTTGTCATTGTGAGTATAAAATTCTAATTCTTTCCATACTCTTTTTAATTCATCTTCAGAATACCAATCATCTATAACTAAATGTTGGGGTATGGGATGCGGGTTGCCGCCTGTAATATGCATAAATGTCTTTCTCGGACAATATATACAATGGAAATGTAAAGTAAAGATCTAAAAAAGATCTAAAAAAGATTTGATATAGATCAATTATGAAATTAAATAACCCAGTTACCAGCTTTAACTAAAGCGTAGACTTCAGCTAATCTCCATACTCCAGGGGCTCCAGAGAATGTCTCAGGCTCTTTAATGGCTATATATCCACCCTGACCAGCAGAATCCTGTGGTCCTGTAGTGGGTCCATGTGAACCACCGCCACCGCCTCTGTTATCTCCACCCGGTTGTCCGTGTCTTCCACCGCCTTGGCCACCGCCGGTTCCTCGGCCACCGCCACCGCCGCCATAATATACGACTGCTGGTGATGCTGTTGGTGATGCAACATCTAATGGAATTCCTTGTCCGCCACCTGTTCTTCCTATAGCTCCTTGTCCGGCTCCTCCGCCGCCTGCTGAAGGGTCTCCGCCAGATCCACCGGGATTTCCATACCCTGTAAATTGTCCTGAGGGTGACTGATTTGCAGATCCTGCGCCGCTACCGCCCATTGCGTGTCCAGCTCCTCCGCCAGATCCGCCTGATTTAGCTGCGTAATCTCCGCCGTGTCTTCCTCCGCCACCGCCACCTGTTGCAGTGTGGCTATCAAAAGATGAGTCTCCACCATTGTTTCCTTTGGTGTTACCCCCAGCTTGTGATCCTGGACCACCGACAGTATAAGATACTGGCGATCCTGGTAATGTATATGTTGAAGCATGCAATACTCCGCCGGCTCCTCCGGCTCCTCCACGGTTTGATCCGCCGCCACCGCCGCCACCGACTAAAACGATTTCAGCTGTAGTTCCTCCTGCTGGAGAAAAGGTTCCGCTTGAAGTTGCTGTTGTAACTGCTTCTGGATTTACCGCCGGATCATTATCTGGTCCGATGATTCCTCCGTTGTTTGTATATAATCTTACACTTCCTGTCATTACATGTCCTCCCAAACATTTGTATCACTATTCCACGCATAGTCAACTCTTGGATCTGCTATTGGGTTATAATCCGGAGAACCTGTACATGGATATCCTAACCATCTTTGATTGTCTTCGTCCCACCAATAGTTGTGTGTTTCGTTTTGTGATGTTGGTTCTGCTATCGGAGCTTCCCAAAATCTAGTTGATTCGTTGTAAGTCCATGAAGCGTATGGTTGATCAGGTTTAAAATAGTCATCGCTAGGAAGCCAAGTAAAACCTATGCCTCCATTTCCTCGATTCATAAATGTACCATCTTCAGTGAAGTGTTTACATTTAGATTCGTCCACACCAACATGTGTTGCCATTTTTGCTTCTGTGTCGAGATTAACGTCATCTCCAGTCACATTGTTAATGACAAGGTTGTTAGTGTCTAAAATTGCATATAACTTTTGTGCCATTTTTTAGACCTCTATTCTTACGCGTCGTTCAAGATTTCGTAATTAACAGTAATAGTTGCGTCTGAGTTTGCACTTGCTCCAGCTTCAAGGTTATCACCCTCTTCTAAATAAAGAGCTGTGTTTTTGTCTATTACAGTTAGAGTTGAATCTGCTGGAACAGCAATTGTACTTGCAATTGCAACTGGTGATCCACCACTTTTTGTGATGAAAACTGACACATCAACTGATGAAGATCCGTCTATGTTGGCTATTAAAATGCTGTTAATTTTTACAAGTGTATCTGAAGCAGCTGCTAAAATCTCTGTAGTCAGAGTAGTGTCTAATGTTGCTTGTACCGATTCACCTGTTATCGATGTTACGTTTACTAGATTTGGGTTTGCCATAATTTATTTTCTCCTGTTGATCTTTTATCCGAAAACTAAGGACATTGCAATAGCTTTCCCGACTGTTGATGCTGTATTACCATTAATTTGAACTTGACCTGTTCCTTTTGGAACTAGGTTAAGACTTACATTAGTTTCTCCAGAAGCCGTAATACTAGGTGCATTACCTGAAGCAGCGTTAGCTAGTGTAATTTCATTAACTGCTGAACCTGTAGCT